TGCATTACAGTTGAATAATTCCTACGATATAATCATTTCTAATTTCTGCAATTACATTTTCGTCTTTATATTCGCCGTTGTAAAATATGAAGGAATAGCGTTCATCTAAGAATTCGACACTTTCTGATTCTATAAGAAGCTCACCATATCCGCCAGTTGAATGTAACTGAGTACCACCACCACCTTCAGGGCGTGCAGATACTACATCATACATATCTCCACCATCTTCGGCGGTTTTAGCAACTCTTTTTGAATATTCTTCAGCTTTAGCTGGAGGAAGTTTACCAGTATCTACATTAAGAACTGTCTTTTCGATAATATTTGTTAGTATAACTTTAAACATAATTAATCCTTTTTGTTAATTTCTTTCATTTCATCAAGAGACATTGTATCAGACCATTTAGGATCTTTAATTTCACAATTAAAACATCTAATCGGACGATTATTAACATTTTTATGTACTACAATATTTTTATTGCAATCAATACAAGTAGTTTCATATGGTATTTCTTTAGACATAATTTTCTCCTACATCATTTTCATCATTTCGACACAATTTTTAATGTCAAAACCAAATTTGGACATGATAGCACAGATATTTTCAAGATATCTAATGATTTCTTTTTGATCTTCAATTGCTTCTTTAATTTTCACAACTGCTGAACACATCTTTGCTTCTTGTTCTGTCTTAAATCTTGGAATATCAGGTTTTCCAAATTTTTCAACATACTCTTGTTCTTTTTCTTCGACTAAATCTTGATATTGATTCAATTTTCGCTTTTCAGCAAAAAGACAATTAACAAATCCATGGTGAATCGCAGGTGATACCATCGATTTTTCATGAATGTTCATATCATTCAATAACAATGATTCTCTTACAGAATCACTATAATGTTTAAGACGAACGCTTAGTTTACTTTCAGCTTCATTAAATAAATCTTTAGTTCCATCTGAAACATGTGGTGGAAATTGATCAGTATTTTTTGCTTCAGTATTTCCAATTAAATTATCTAATTCTTTTTGTATGTCAACTTCATCCATAATTAAATTTCCTTTTCTATTTCATCAATATGTATTAATACATTACCTTTAACACGATGTGTATCAGATTCAAGAGTAGTTGTTTCTGGAAATGCAATACCACCGTTATGATCATCTATGTGCGCTAGTTTAACATGTCCATAATGATCAACCTCAATAACCTTAGCTCTAATACGATCCAAATTGGTATCATACCAGAACCTTCCATTTTTCTGACTTACTGGTACATAAAGATAACCTAAATATGGGATTTTGGCAAATAGTTCTTCGTCAGTATAAGGAGTTTTAATTCTTCGACATTCACTCATTATTTCCCAACATTCGCTATATACAGATCTAATTCCATACTTCTCGGCGAATGTTTTAATATGTCGTTTCTTCATGTTAATTTCCTTAATGACTCTTTCCACCAATCTGGGAATCTTTGACCATTACTATTGTAGAACCATTCAAAACTGCTATCCAATATGTATGATACAGCATGATCATCTTTACTTCTAACACTTCGACCAGTCATTTGAACCAAACTTTGAATAGTTTCGTTATTGTACCAACGTTGTGATATATTCATACGCTTTTTGATCCATGGATCTCCAAGATTACCATATGGTAGTTTACATACAACAGTAAATCGACTTAGATTATCGTCTAATGAAATACCTTCAGATAATGATGGTGAAATTAGTACTAAATCATCTCGTCCGCTTTTCATAAATTTATCAATCGTTTCTTCACGGGTTGCACCACGTGGCATAACAAAACGATCAGTAACAATTGTTTCCATTAAGAATTTAGCAATATCATAACTTACAGTATGGATAATACCACGTTGACCTTCATGCATATCCAAAATATCGGTAACTAACTCAGCCAACATTGGTTTATTCTTTTCTTTATTCTTATATGATAGGCTAACTGCGTTAAGATCATATACTAATCTGCGATCTGCTGGGATAGGAGATTCACATTGTACGAAAGCAGTAGTTTCTGGATTTAAACCAACATCTTTACAATATTGATCTTTATCAAATACTGTTGCTGACATTGCAAGAATTTTTCTTCCATAATTATGTAGGAAGTCTTCACCATATGAAGAACATTTGAGCGGTTTGAATGTGATGTCATAAGTTTTATTCTGAATACATACGCCATCATTTTCGCTATCATGTTGCTGCTCTTCTAAACGATTAATCATACAAATCAATGTGTCAAGGTACGATACCTTACGTGTTTGATTATAGTAGTTAGGATCGTCCATGTGCATATCTTCTAATTCACTTGTTTCATATACGAACGCAGTTTTAATAGAAGATCTAGCAGGACCATATAGCCATTCAAATTTGGCTTCTTCAGATAGGTTTTCCTTTGGAAATTTAACTAAACCACGTACTTCATGTTCTTTGAAATCTTCAATACTTAGTTTAACTGTCATAAAATCAATTAATTGACCTTCAACTCCATGACACTCATCCAATACTATAAAATCACGTGGTATATGATGCTTATAATTAGTTCGAACCATATTAAGAAAGTATGTATAGTTAAATACTGATAGATTCGATGTATAAGCTGATTCTCTTGCTCTAGTATATGTACAATCAGAACATCCAGTCATTTTAGTAGATGTACATACTCCCATGTCGCATTTTAATCTTGGATTCATTTGGCATTGGTAATTATATTTACCTTTGATCATTTGCATGCCAATATTCTTAAAATCGTTCATATATTGATTCTGTAGAGTCTTTTGGCCAGTCAAAATATATGCTGTTCCAAAATATCTAGCTAAACATACAGCAATTGCAGATTTACCTACAGCAGTTGGGGCACATAAGACTACAGCCTTCTTACCATTACGATATTGTTCAAGAACTTCCATAACAATATCTTGTTGCCCATCACGTGTGCTTGGAAATGGGAAGAAATTGTTAAAAGCTTCGTCAGTCATTTGTAAATCTTCACTGTAATTTGTCATTAATAATTCTCATTTGTTTTAATGTATTTCTGTATCTATAATATATAAATCATTTTTTAACAAAGTATAAATAAAATAAAAGTTAATTTAAAGGAATTAATATGAGAAATATAGCAATAGGTGCGGCACTAAAAGCCGGTGAGAAGATTTTAGAGATATATGACAGAGATTTTAAGATTGAGATTAAAGATGATTCACATTCATCTCCATTAACAGAAGCAGATACTGCAGCACATAATGTTATATGTGAGGCTCTTAAAAATACGGATATTCCAATACTTTCTGAGGAAAGTAAAGAGCTTGAATATGCTGATCGTGAAAATTGGTCAGTTTTTTGGCTGGTCGATCCGCTTGATGGAACAAAGGAATTTATTAAGCATAATGGCGAATTTACAGTCAATATTGCTTTAATAGAAAATGGAAAACCAACATTTGGTGTAGTTTATGCTCCAGTATTAGATGTTCTTTATGTTGGTGACGAAATATTAGGTGCATATAAAGTTATTGGTGCGTCAAAATCATGGGATAATATACAAGAGATTTCATGTAAAGAAGTCGGTTCCAAACTTGAAGTAATCGCTTCGCGATCCCACCTTAATGATAAGACAAAGGATTTCGTATCATCAATTAGTGACGATTTTGATGACGTAGACTTCGTTTCCAAAGGTAGTTCATTAAAACTTTGTATGGTCGCTGATGGAAGCGCAGATGTTTATCCTCGTATTGCTCCAACTATGGAGTGGGATACTGCTGCAGCACATGCGGTTGTTTCGGCTGCTGGTGGGCATGTTCTTCAATTCTCTTCAAAAGCAGCAATTGGAATAGATCATCCACTGGTTTATAATAAGCCAGATTTACTTAATCCATATTTTATCGTATGTTCTTCAGACATATTAGCTAAAATTAGTGGTTATGAATTCAATTAAATAGGAAGTATGATGAAAAAATTTAATAAACGATATCAAGAAATAGTAGAAGCATTTAAAGTAGGTAGTGCGGACGTACGAGCAATTGCCAAATATGTTAAGGAAACTCCACGTCCCGCCTCCAAAACAGATATTATTAACATGCTAGCGGCACTTGAATATTCTGGTATGTTTTCAAATGGAACTAAGGTTATAGCTATGGGAGCAATAACAGATTCAGCTGGAATTTTAATTACATCGGAAAACAATTCTGATTTATTAAAAATACATACATTACATAATAATCATTTAGTACATACTTATGCTGCAAGCACTGATTGGTGGAGTCAAATTAAAAATGAAATATTGCCTCAAATTAAAAAGCTTCGACCAAATATTACTGATATAGAATTTGGAAAACAATATGAATTCGTTATACATCCAGCATTAAGAATTGCTGGTGATATTAAAGGTAATAAACAAATATCAAAAGCATATATTAACGGTGGAATTAAAAGACAATTATTACAAAATAAAGATTATGAAATCATAACATACTTTTCACATGCAACATATCCAAGTTTAAGATATCCAGGCGATGAACAAACACTTGTACTTATCCAACAAGAATTTAAAGAAACTCCAGCAGACGAAACAGAATCAATATACAAATTAGCTGTATATAGGGGCGGAGATGTATATCCATTTAACGATAAAGATTACAAATCTGTTCAAGAAGCTGAAGAAGATATTAATTCTTCTATACGAAATTATATTCCTGAGTTCAATGGTTATAAATTTAACAAATGGATTCCAGTTGGATATGTAGATCATTCATTTAGACCAGGTAAACGAGACAACGAACCAGATTATGCAATACTAGATCATTGATCTTCAAAACCATCTAAACAACTACACAACAAGTCCAACGAACATTCAATTTTTGAATAGATTTAATTATCACCTGAATGGGAGTATCCGCAAGCGGATAATGGAATCAAAGATTCCAAGGAGGCAACCATTGTTACAACATACATGTTGTACAGGATATGCGGTAGCATATCAGGTTGCTATTGTTGATTTAATAGATTTTCTATTATTGATATATCATTATTTAGATTATCTTTAAAAGAGTATAAGAACCTATTACCTCATCAGATCCAGGTGTTACTGATTCTGAGTGCTAGTTTGAAACTTTCGTTTCTGGTCGTTTATAAGTATCAATTGCTACCCGTATCTACCGAGCAGCTTCCCATTGATTGAGAAGGGATCACCACATCAAAATAATCGTTGTATAACAGAGCCGAACCAACGAACCTTCCTTTTGCCAATATAAACTTACCTACAGTGCATTCTACTAATTATTTGTTTTAGTACGTTTGAGATAACCCTCTGGGTTGAGGCTGTTTTATTGTTCCTCAGCTATTACTAACTGATCTATGATTTATCCTTCTAACAGGCGTTGACAGGGGAGCTCGTACATCAACATTCAATCATAGACATTATAAGCTCCGGTTGCAGGCTGCGATCCCATACTATAGGGGCAGTAGGTAACCCTGCGATCCATATTCTTATTATCTCAATAATTAATAGAATTATTTGTTCAATTATAAATAATTTAATAAGATAAAAAGTATACTCGCAAACTAAAGGTTTATTTCATGAAATACAGAGAATTAAAAGAAGCATTTACTGGTCCAGATAATGAATCTATGCTTAAAAAAGAAGCAACTAATAATAGACTTTGTCAAATTAATAGTAAACATATTAATGGCCGAGGTATTTTAGAATATAGCGAATCGGGAACTGATGAATTTGGAATTTATATTGAAGATGGTTCAAAATTTATTAGTATAACATTTAAATTTGAAGATATCAAAGAACTTAAATTTTCCAAAGTTCTTATAGGGATTAAATTATGAAATACAGAGAATTAAAAGAAGCATTTTCCGGTCCATCATTTGAAAGTCGATTAAAGAAATGGGTCCAAGAAAGAAAAATAATTGATATTCATAATTCAATGATATTATTTAGTGGTACATTACTTAAAATATCAAATCATTATGAAGTAGTTGATCAAAATTCCAACTTTATTTATGGACCAGAAGGAAAATCTGGTTATCCAACAATAAAATTTACTATAGATGATGTTAAAGATATATCTATAGTAGAAAATGCTGATGGTGAACCATTTTATGTAATTATCTTAAAGGACTAAATATGAAATTTAAAAAATTATTAGAGGCATTTAGTGGTATTGATAATATGAAAGATACATATCTTAAAAAACTTAATATTACTACTGCTGGTTTACGAAAACAAATTTATAATCATATCGATCAAATTTCAATAACTGGATTAATCGCAGCAGCAAAAGAAAATACAAAATTTATTAAAAAATTTGATATAAATAACGAAGATATCTCAAAATTTGAGCAAATACTTAAAGATATTAATTTAGCGATTTATGAAAACCGTGAATTCTCAACTAATATTAAATTATCAGATGAAGAACGTAAAAAATTTAATACTTTTACTGATTTTATTGGTACACGATTTATAAATTTTAATATAATACCGCAACAGATTAACAGTATTTTAGATATAAATATTAATGAATTATCAGAAAGAGAAGAAAAAATATTATCAACTATATATCATGATGTTATTTTAAAATTTTTTACAATAGGTAATTCATTTAGAGGATAAAAATTATGCCAGCAAATATAGTAAAAAGTTTAGCTAAGAAGTCAAAGAAGACAGTAGAAGAGGTTGAGAAGAAGTGGGATAAAGCTAAGAAAATCGCTAAAGAAGAAGGCGAAGAAAATAATTATGCTTATATAACTGGGATTCTAAAAAAGATGCTCAAAATTAAAAGCTTTAATGAACGTTATGAAGAAATTATATCTTCACTAATTACAGAGGCTATGACTAGAAAAGAATGGACTAGTATTGGCCCTGATAATATAATAAAGAAATTTGCCGAATTATTGGACAAGCATGATGAAGATTATGTAAAAGAAAAATTCAAAAATGCCCAACTAATTGCACAGAAAATCGGAAAAGAAAACGATTGGGCGTCAGTTAGAAATATAACCGCAAAATCTCTCGGGATTCCTATCCCTCCACCACAACAATATGTTAACATTAAGAAAAATAATGCTAATTCTTTTACAATTAAACTAGATACTAAACATATCGATTTCGTAAGCAAGTTACAATTAGGTCGCTTACTAGAAATGATAGGAGCAAAAATTAGTATCGATGATATATTAAGAAAGGACAATGGAGAAATAATCTCCATAGAGTCTGATGAAGCATTAAGTGACAAGATTGCCGGATATGTAAAACAATCAAAAATAGATCCACAGCAATCTTTACCGGGATTTTAGAAAGAGGTAAAAAATGGACGAAACGACAATGTTAACTAGGAGAGAATTGACTAAGGAAGATCACTTAAAAATTCTCGATGAAGCCTACGAACAACAAAACTTCCGTAATATGTACGGACTCACAGAACATAGTGCAGTACCACTTCCAGCAGAAACATTGATGTTCAAATCAAAAGAATATCTAAAATGTATGATGGATCCAATATACTTTGCTGAAAATTATTATACAATTGTCAGCTTAGATGAAGGTCAGCATATTATTAAAACTTATCCAAAACAAGCAGAATTGATTACTACAATGATCGACGATGACCGTGTTGTGGTATTAGCTGCTCGACAAACAGGAAAAACTACGTCATACTGTATTTTCGCTACTTGGCTAATGTGTTTCAATCGAGATAAACGAATTCTTATCATTGCCAATAAACAGGAGACCGCTTTAGAAATTATGAGCAGAATCGCTATGGCATTTGAACTACTTCCTAAGTGGTTAAAACCAAGTGTTATTGAATGGAATAAGGGAAAAATTAAACTGTCCAATGGTTGTATTATCCAAGGATCGTCAACTACTGCAGACTCTGCTCGTTCAAAATCATGTAATATCTTGCTTATTGATGAAGCGGCTTTTATTCCAGTTAACATTATGAACAAGCTATGGGAATCTGTTTATCCAATTATCTCATCTTCTAAAAATACAAAATGTGTAATGGTTTCAACACCAAATGGTACTGGTAATTTATTCTACGAAACTTATAATGGTGCAGAAACTGGGAAAAATTCTGAAAAGGTTTCTTGGACACCATTTAAGATCGATTGGTGGGACGTTCCGGGTCGTGATGAAGTATGGAAAGAAACCCAATTAGTTTCATTTAACTATGATATGAAGAAATTTAATCAAGAGTTTGGAAATCAATTCTTAGGTTCAACGTACACATTAGTTAATCTAGAAAGAATCCCAGCCCGCCGTAAATGGCTCTTAGAAAATCCGATCGATATAATATTTCTTAGTATGAATGAATTTAGAATTGAGATGTATGAAAAACCAGATCGTGAAAAATGTTATGTAATTGGCTGTGATCCAGCTGATGGTACTGGTAATGATTACAGTGTTATTAGCATATTTGATATTACTAACCCAACACATAAAATAGCTGAAGTATGTTATTTTAGTGATAATAAAATTACTCCTCCAAAATTGGCGTACATTTTAGCTAAACTTGGATTGATGTATAACAAAGCTCCTATTATGGTTGAAGCTAATAATATGGGTGAAACCGTTGTAGAATTCTTACATCTTATTTACGAATACGATAATATTGCTTCTATTGGTCATAGAAAACTTGGTGTCTTAAGTGGTAATAAAATTAAAATTAATGCATGTCAGACATTTAGAGATTATTTTGATCATCCTAAGCTTAACATTATTATTCGAAATAAGGGTCTACTCAATGAATTAGAATATTTCGAAAAGGCTACTACTGGTACCTCTTTTACTTATAGAGCTACTAAAGGTAAACATGATGATCATGTTATGGCAGCAGTTTGGGCACTTTATATCTTGAAACAGTCAAATATTGAATACTTCTATGATGCTGAATTTGAAGTATTAGGTATTGAAATGTTCCCTAAACATCTATCTCAATTCGATTATTCATTCGAACATGAACAAGCTCAAATGGACGATTTCATTGATAAGATCTATAGAGAAATACATGAAAAAGATCCATCAAATACGAAAGAAGCATTTAATGATGTTAAGAAAGAATATAATGCTGATGAAGAAATATCAGCTCTAGGATTTATTGTTCAGTAAACACAAAAAAGGCGGCCATAAGTGGCCGCCTATTACTTAGAGAAGAAATTAATTCTTTCGTAATCGTTCAATTTCACGATTTATATACCAGCCGGCTTTTTTCAAATCTTCAATTTGTTTTGTTCGTCCCTCGAGCCCCTGTTCAGTCTTAAGACCGTTACGCCATATATACTTAATCGCATTTCCGCAATTAAACGACATTGGCTCGCATACATCGATACACTCAATACCAGCAGGATGAGAAGTATAGTGATCAGGGTGATTGACCATTTCTTTTTTCTTTTCATTTTTAGACATATTAAACTCCTAAATTAGTTACAATAATTGGATAGTTTTCGTTAAACCAATCATAAATTTGATTAGCAATAACACGAATTTGTGGATGAGCTGCTTTGCTCATTCTAAGTTTAAGAAAGTGTCTCCACTCTCTAAAGTTGGC